CGTTTGATTCAAGCTTCACAGGTGGTGATGGTAAAGAGCTTTGTGCAACAGATCATCCTTTAGGTGGTGGTGGTACATTCAGAAATGAATTTACAGTCGCTGCAGACCTTAATGAGACATCATTAGAAAATGCTCTTATCGACATTTCACAATTTGTTGATGAGAGAAATATGATTGTGGCTTTAAGAGGTATGAAGCTTATTGTTCCACCAGCGTTACAATTTGTTGCTGACAGATTACTTGAATCAACATTAAGAACAGGTACTTCTGACAATGATTTAAACGCAATTAAAAATATGGGTATGTTACCAGAAGGTTATACAATTAACCATTTCTTAACAGACACAGATGCGTTTTTCTTAAAGACAGATGCACCTAATGGTTTCAAGTATTTTGAAAGAACACCATTAAGTACAAGTATGGAAGCTGATTTCGATACTGGTAATATGAGATACAAAGCTAGAGAGCGTTATGCCTTTGGTTTTTCAGATCCAAGATGTGTGTTTGGTTCACCAGGAGCATAAGCGAACAATTGTTCGTTTTTTATTAAGGGGTCTTTTCAGACCCCTTTTTTTTGTATATACTTAAAATACCTTGACGAAGAATCAACTTCGACATTTGCCAAGACAAGGAGATAATCATGGCTAATACAACCTTTTCAGGACCTTTAAGATCTGAAAGTACGATCAAAACTGTCAGCAAAAATACAACTACTGGAGCTATTACAGAAATAGCAACATTTGGAGATGGTCCAGTAAGTCTATCTGATGGTGATGTAACTCTTACAAATGCTACTCATAGTGGTAGAATTTTACTTGTACCAGATGGAACTCAAGACAATACATATACACTTCCAGCACCTGTGGCTGGATCAGTATTTAGATTTGTCTATGCAGGTGGAGCTGCTGATGCAACAGATGCTCTTATAATCACACCTGGTAACACAAACTTTTATATTGGTGGAATCACTCATTTAGACACAAACGCAGATAATGCAACTGTGTTTTCAAATGGCAGCTCAAACAGTAGTGTACAATTAAATGTGCCACAAGCATTTGATATTACGATTGTAGGTAAAGATACAACTAATTATCAAATATTTGGCACTGTTACATCAACAACAGCACCTGCTTTCGCTGATCAATAATAGGAGAGTAATATGGCAGACGCAGTTACCTCTCAAACCTTACAAGATGGTAATCAGATTGCTGTTTTTAAATTTACTAATATCTCTGACGGGAGTGGTGAAGACGCAGTAACAAAAGTTGATGTTTCTGCATTACAAAAAAATGTTCGTGGTGAAGCTTGCACAAGAGCTACAATTGAAAAAATGTGGTGGCAGTGCAATGGCATGAAAGTAAAAGTTTTATTTGATGCTACAACTGACGATTTTTGTATAGAACTTGGTGAAAATCAAAGTGGACATCACGATTACACATCTTTCGGTGGTTTGGTAAATCCTGCTAGTTCTGGTGTCACTGGTGACATTAAGTTTACAACTGTAGGACATAGTTCAGCAGATACTTACACTGTAATTATGCAGGTTAGAAAGAGCTATTAATGACTAGGAAGCAGGATAAACAGCCTCCTAAAACTAAAAAATACTTTCGCTCCACTAAAAGTGGAGCAGGTATGACTAAAGCTGGGGTTGCACGTTATAAACGTGACAATCCTGGCAGTAAACTTAAGACTGCCGTAACAGGAAAAGTTAAACCAGGTAGTAAGGCTGCAAAAAGAAGAAAGTCATTTTGTGCTAGATCTGCTGGACAAATGAAGAAATTTCCAAAGGCAGCCAAAAATCCTAATAGTAGGTTAAGACAAGCAAGAAGAAGATGGAAGTGTTAGATGACGAGTAAAGAATTATTAAAAATGTTAGAAAAACATGAGTCTGTATGTAATGCTAGATTTGACGGTATTAATAACAAACTTAACAAATTAGATACTCGTTTGTGGGGTATTTATGGAGTAATTATAGGAGTAGCAGTTCTTGAGAAGTTTTTTTAATGGTTATGGGCAGGTCACAAATGTCACGTCAAGTGTCAAAACCTCCCCAAAAAAGGAAGTGGAGCAATGAGAGAAAGAGGAAAATCAATTGCAGAAGACCTAAAGGATTTTCTGAAAAAGCACATTGTGCCTCTAAAAAAAGGAGAAGTTCTAAGAGCAACAGGAAAACCACTAAGTGATTGTCCTCAATGTATGAAGAGAAAATATTGGTGTACCTGTTGGAAAGTATTGAAAGGAAAATATTATGCCTAAAGACGCTTGTTATCATAAAGTAAAAGCTCGTTATAGAGTTTTTCCATCAGCTTATGCATCAGGAGCCATTGCTAAATGCCGAAAGGTAGGAGCAGCGAATTACGGAACTGGTGGTAAAAAGAAAGCTAAGAAAAAAGCAATGGGTGGCGTTGTGCAAATGGCTAATGGTGGTGATGTCAAATTTGAAGAAGTCGGAACTACACCAAAATTTAATAAAAAAAATATAGAAAAAGCCATTAGAAAAGTTAATAAGATGTTTGATTCTAGACCATCTAGAGCTAAATTTACTGTAGATTCAAAAGGTAATGTTACTAAAATGTTTAAAAATGGTGGCTCTGTTCCAAAACAAACTAGGAAAAGAAAAACAAAAAATCCAAACATTGCACGAGGTTGTGGTGTAGTTATGAATAATAGACGAAAAGTAACAAAGTTTAGATAATGGCTGTTCGTAAAACAAAAGCTGGTTTATCACTTAAACGATGGTTTAAAGAAGATTGGAAGGATCAAAGAACTGGCAAGCCTTGTGGCAGACAAAAAGGTGAAAAACGTGGCACACCTTATTGCAGACCATCAAAAAGAATATCCAGTAAAACTCCAAAAACTGGATCTGAGATGTCAGCTTCTGAAAAAAGAAAACGTATAGCTCAAAAGAAAAGATTAGGTCAACCAGCAGGTAAGCCTAGAAGAGTTCAAGCAGCTAGGAGAAAAAAGAAAAAATGATACAAGAGCATAAAATTTTTAAAGAAATTAAATCTTGGTCAAAGTATGCCTTAGAAACACCCAATAAAAACTATAACAATTTACCTTCATGTCCTTATGCAAAGTCTGCTTGGAAAAATAATAAAGTTGGTTTTGCACTAAAAACCACAGAAAGTTATGACATAGTATATACTTTAATAAATAAATTCCATGATTCTAAAGATTTAGTTATAGTTGTTGATTTATCTTATGAAAATAATGAAATATTTCACAATAATTTGACTATTTTGAATAGATTAATACATGAAGATAAATTTGACCAAAATGATATTTGGTTAATGGGATTCCACCCTGACGATGATGTAAATGAGCTAATTGATGATGGCACTTTTGCAGAAATAGTAGATGAGGAATATGCTTTGATATTCGTGCAAAGATTAACAAAGCTTCAAGAAAGTGCAAATAAATTGATGAAACTTGGTTATTATGATAAATATTATAATGAGTACAATGTTGAAGAAATTTATGAGCAAAGACAAAAATACTATAACCAACTTAAAAGGAGACTGAAATGGCAATGAGTCCAAGAAAAATGATGTCCATGTCAAAAGACATGGCTAAAGCTGCTAAAATGATGATGGGTGGCAAAGTAAAAAAAATGAGAGGTGGTGGCATGGCTGCAAAGAAAATGCGTGGTGGTGGCATGGCTAAAAAAATGAAAAAAGGTGGTAAAGCCTAATGACAACCTCAAGTTCCACAAACTTTGAGTTAGATGTAGCAGAGTACATTGAAGAGGCTTTTGAGAGATGTGGTTTACAAGCTAGAACAGGCTACGATTTGCAAACAGCTAGACGTTCAATGAACATCATGTTAGCTGAATGGGCAAATCGTGGCTTGAATCAATGGACCATCGAACAAAGAACTCAAGCTTTAACATCAGGAACAACTGAATACAGTTTCAATACTGACATTATTGATGTCCTATCTGTTGTTGTCAGAAGAAGTGGAACTGATTTTAGCATGAGTAGAATTAGTAGGGACACTTACATTAACATTCCAACTAAATCAACTACTGGTAGACCAACACAATATTTTCTTGATAGACAAATAACACCTAATTTAAAACTCTATCCTACACCAGAAAATAGCACAGATGTTTTGGTTTATGATGCTTTAACTAGAATGCAGGATGCAGACACACAAGTTAACACACTTGAGATACCATTTAGATTTTTTCCGTGTTTAACTGCTGGACTTGCATATTATATTGCAATGAAAAGAGCTCCTGACAGAATACAATTACTCAAAACTGTGTATGAAGAGGAGTTTGAGAGAGCAATAGGCGAAGATAGAGATAGATCTTCTTTTAGTATTACTCCAAAACTTGATTACTATAAGGTTGGCTAATGGCTTTTGCTAAAGGTAAATATGCTTATAGGATATCTGACAGGTCTGGATTTCGTTATCGTATTAAAGATATGAGAAAAGAATGGAATGGTAGCATTGTTGGATATGACGAATATGAAGAAAAACATCCACAACTAACACCACCAAGAATAAGAACTGATCTTGAAGCAATAAGAGATGCTAGACCAGATGTGGAGGATGACAATAAAAAGTTTATAGTTTATACTAATACTGGATTAGGTAACTTAGGAAGTTTATTAACAAGTTTTAGTGCTACAGCTTCGGTTGGTACAGTTACAGTGAGCATAACATGAGTTTTACATTAACAACTTTAACAAATTCTATTAAAGAATGGACTCAAAACGATGAGTCTGTATTTGTAGCTGAAATACCTTTTTTTATTAAAAATGCTGAAGAAAGAATTTTTAAAGTTGTTGATTTAGATTACTTTAGAAAAAACGCTACTGGAACGATGACAGCTAGTAATAAATTTTTGCAGAAGCCCTCTGATTATCTTGCAACTTTTTCATTATCTTTTGTAAAAGACAGTACAAATATTTTTCTTTTACAAAAAGATGTTAATTTCATACAAGAGTTTACACCAAATCCTGCAACCACAGGTACTCCCAGATTTTATTCATCTTTTGATGTCGATAATTTTATTGTGGCTCCAACTCCAGATTCTAGCTATGCAGTGGAATTGCATTACTATTATAGACCTGCATCGCTTACAACGGATGACTCAGGCAGCACTTGGATAAGCACTAATGCTCCTGATGCTTTATTATATGCTAGTTTAATTGAAGCATATACTTTTATGAAAGGTGAGTCAGATTTAATTCAATTATATACTGCAAGATTTACTGAAGCCATGAGCAGACTAAAGATATATGGTGAGGCACAAGAAAATACAGATGCATATAGAGAGGGATTAGTTAGGATTCCAAAACAATAAAGGTAGCAAAAATGAAAAACAAAAGCATAGCTATTGTTGGTCTTGGCAATAGTTTTTCAGAATATATATTAGCCAAAATTAGAAGTGAAAAATTTGATGAGGTATGGGCTATTAATGCAATGTCAGGTGTAATATACCATGACAAGTGTTTTATGATGGACCCTCCATCAAGATTTCTTGACACACCTAATGCAGGAAAGCAAACTAATATAATGTCAGATAGATTAAAAGTTAAACTCAATGTACCTATTTTTTCTTGTACATTAGATGAGAGATGTCCTGATGTTGTAGAATATCCTCTACAAAAGGTGCTTAAAAAAACTAAATATGCTTATCTTAACAATACGGTTGCTTATGCACTTGCTTATGCAGTGGCAGAAGAAGTCTCTGATTTGCATTTATACGGTATAGATTTTACACACAAGGCAGTTAACTTTGCAGAAGCAGGTAGAGCTTGTTGTGAATTTTGGTTGGCAATTGCAGTATCAAAGGGAATAAAGTTACACATAGCAAATAATTCTTCTTTATTAGATACTAATGTTTCAGAGGATCAAAAACTGTATGGCTATCATAGACTTGATGATCCACTTGTTTCTACTACAACACAAGGTAGTATGTTAATTACAAAAAAATCAAAATTAGAACCACCAGAACCATTGGATGCAACGCCTAACATAATTGGTAGAGAAGATATTCCAGGTGTAACATATGAGGAGAAAAAAAATGTTTAACGTAAGTGTTTC